ATATATAAATACAGCACAAACCGTGCCAGTTCATTGTTGTTGTTGTCTTTTGCTAAATTATTAGCATTTAACATGAGTTGTATGTAGTTTGCTTGATTTGTGGCGCATAATGCGGTTACCAACTTGCAATCATTTGTCAATTTTTTTCTCCTTGTTTTCGAGGTAGCGACTCGAGCGTATAAGCAATACGCATAAAACAGTGTAGCAGAACATATAAAAGATTGCAAGCAGTAAACGCAACCATTAAGGAGTTACAATGAATTCAAAGGCAAGGCGCATTCCTGCCGCTAACTCTAAAACGAAGGTGAAGATGTTTCCGAATAAAAAAGACTCCAAAGAGTCTGGCGAATCAACATCGTCTGAGAGTGAAAAGCCGAAGAGATACCAGCGCAGAGAACTCACTTCGGACGAGACTAAAGATCAAACAAAATTGAAAAATCTTTGGGACTCTAAGCACTCCGAACTTCACCTTACGCAAGCACAACTTGCGAAAGATTTTGGATTCAAAAATCAAGCGGCTATCAGTCAGTATTTGAATGGGCGCATCCCCTTAAACATGGAGACAGTGGCGAAGTTTGCTAGGGCTTTGCAAGTCAAGGTCGAAGAGATTTCTCCACGTTTTGCCAGCGCCCTCCCACCCATGATGCCCAAGGACATGGTGATCAAGGTCACAGACGTGGCGACACTTCAGTTCGTGAAGGCGCTTAACGACTCTATGTCTCCCGCCGTGAACAAGGGCGACCTCATGGCGATTGATGTCAACGACACATCGTCTGGGGGTATGTCATTGCCCACGGGGAAAATAGTCGCAGTATTCCGCAATAAAGCGTAGCAAATAAAAATATTGCGTATTGCTATTGACAACTGAAAGCAACGCTCCTATACTTCGTATGTGTTCGCTACACATTCAACAACGAAGAGGAGCCTATGAGCAAAGAAGCAGAAGCAAGAGAAGCAAGCCCACCCTCAACCTTTGAGCGGCTGGCATCTATCAACGTCAACGAGTACGTTGAAAAGAAAAACGGACTTTCCTACGTGTCGTGGGCTTGGGCAGTAGATCAACTACTGCGCCAAGACCCAACCGCTACTTGGGAATATCTGTTCTGGGACAACAAGCCTTACTGTCCCATCGGAGAAACAGCAATGGTGTTTTGTCGGGTGACTGCCTTTGGCATCACACGCACATCGCAGTTGCCTGTGATGAACCACCGCAACCAACCCATCCCAACCCCCAACTCTTTCGAGTTGAACACTGCAATGCAACGCTGTCTTGCCAAGGCTATCGCCTTGCATGGACTTGCCCTGTATGTGTATGCGGGTGAAGACACACCTTTGGAGTACGGCAATGAGACCAATAGTGATTCAACCCCTGTCCCAAAAGAGAAGAGTGTTCCGGCTAAAGCCATTGCAGAGCCTAGCCCTGTGGCTCCTAAGCCTGTCGCAAAAGTTCAGTGCTTGGGCGAGAACGAGATAAAGACCATCAGGGAATTGGCAGAAAAGGTTGGAGTGAACGAGTTGGTCATAGCCAAGGCTTACAAGGTCGACACCTTGGCAGAAGTGCCGTTGGCAAAGACCGCTCAGATCATTTCCAAGTTGCAAGAGAAAGCCGCTAAAGCGGTAACCGAAACAGAAACCACGGAGTAACAGTATGACTTACGACAACAAACAAATCACGATCGCAGTATTTGAAAACACACGCCGTAAGGCAGACAACCACCCCGTACAAAATGTCGTCGTGACATTTCCTGATGGCTCTAAGTTTGAGGGTGGACTGTGGTCAAAGCAATCCAAGACTGGACTGGACTACATGAGTGGCACGTTGCGCCCAGCCGAGGAGCGTGAGCAGTACGCTCGTCGTGCAGTACCAAGCCGTGCGCCTAAACAAGTTTCGGAAGAGGTTGACTTCGGATGAACCTGACGAACTTGAAGGGTTTACCCGATGCGTTTGTATCAGCAGTACGCAATGATTCCTACGTTGGCGGTGGGGATATTAGCGCTACTAAATTGATTGATTCACCTCAGAAGCGTATTCTGAATAAAACTTATAAGCAGTACGTAGTAGAGGACGTTAGTGAACGTGTGTGGTCGTTAATGGGTCAAGCAGTACACACCGTGCTTGAAAGAGCCGGAACAACTGCTCTGGTCGAAGAGCGTCTTTACATGGACGTTAACGGATGGCAACTGTCTGGACAGTTTGATCGTCTACATCTTGGAGACAAGGCTCTTCAAGATTGGAAGGTCACTACTGTCTTTAAGGCAAATGGTAGTGAGGATTGGGAGAAGCAACTTAACGTGCTTCGTATGTTGGCAAAAGCCAATGGGTATGAAGTAGACACGTTACAAGTCATCGCCATCTTTAGAGACTGGCGTAGATCGGATGCCTCTCGTAATCCCGATTACCCACAGGCAAGCGTGAAAGTGATTGAAGTCCCAGTGTGGGATGACGCTAAAGCGACGGCGTATATCGAAGAACGTATCGCCTTGCATCAAGCGGCAGACCGTGGAGAAGAAGTTCTCTGCTCTGATGAAGAGCGCTGGTATGCGGGAACCACTTATGCCCTTATCAAAGAGGGCGGCAAGAGGGCGAAGAAAGTCTCAGTGAATCGTGAAGACCTTGGTGAACCTGACAAGGGCTACGTGATTGAAGAGCGTAAGGGCGGGTATAGACGGTGTGAAAACTTTTGCGAAGTTGCACCGTTTTGCCAGCAGTTTAAATCAACACAAGAATCAAACCAAGGAGATGTGAATGTTGATACCTATTGAAGATGCGGCGCAGTACCTAGGAATAAGTAGCGAGTCAGTTCGCTACTTGGCTCGACATGGACGTATACCAGCCGCCAAGGTTGGACGAGCATGGAGATTTCATAAGCAAGACTTAGACTCATTCATTCGCTCTCAGTACAGCGAAAAAAAGGATGTTGCTAAAGCAGAAGTGTCGGAGGTTTGAGTATGGCTACCGTAACTATCAAACTCATAGACGAGCAAGAAGGCGTGTCCATCTTGATGGACTGCAACGAAAACCCAGACAAGGTACTCACGCCAGCGATGGTGATGGCGGGTTCTTTTGCTGACTTTGTAACCGCACTGAGGGCATCAAACAGCAATGCAGTGTCATCTATGCAAGAGCAAGACAGATGTCATTGAAACTCGACTCCAAAGTGACGGTTCACTTAGACGAAGACGGCAGTGTCAAAACTGCAATACCCGTTTTACTACAGACGAAAGACTGTCAGGAACCTCACGTCCGGAGCGGGAGTCGACATCAAGTCCACAACCAGTCAAACCCAAAGCCATCCCCAAGCCAACCAAGGTTGTTTCAAAGAAGCCAACCAATGAACGGCGGCGGGACAGTTTTGAACTAGAGAACGTGTGGAACAGGGGAGCGGCTTATGAAGACCTACAAGACATCGGCATCTCAAGACCTAGAGACGATGAATGGTAAGAGCATTGTTGATCTTCTCTCTGATGATCTGAAAAGAGAAAGAGAGCAGAACACAGAACTTCATCAGCGCATTAACGATTTATCCAGAGAGATCGGTGTGCTTCGGTACTTAGAAAACCATGTGCAACACGTACTAGAGGGAAGCGCTGACATGGACCAGCGCCACATCCAAAGTCTCTTTGAATCACTGCAAAGGATAAGAGGTTTTTATGCCTAAAGATTTTAATTTGGAACTTCAGCAACAACTTGAAAAGATTGATCAAGATCGCATACTTAACAGCGTCAAGAAGCCACGAGGAAGACCACGCAAGGTGGTAGAGGCTGTGGTTGCTGACTTGGTAAATCACCCAACACATTACAAATCACATCCATCGAATGTCGAGTGCATTCAGATAACAGAACACATGAACTTCTGCTTAGGCAATGCAGTCAAGTACATCTGGAGAGCGGGACTTAAATCAAACAGCAAGATAGAAGACTTGCGTAAGGCACGGTGGTACATCGAGCGTGAGATTCAAAAAGAAATTTCCGGCAAGTAATGGACAGAGCCACAGGGTGGCGCAAGCGCCAAATTCAAAAAGAATGGATTGGCTTGACTCCCGAAGAAAGGGAAATGCTCAAGTTCCAGTGCATCAATCGAAAGTCATGGACTCTTGATCTTGATGAAGATGCTTTTGCCGTAGCGGTTGAAGAGAAACTCAGAGAGAAGAACTCTTAATGGAAACACTCATAAGTATTTGCGTGATCGTCTTGGCTTTGATTGGAGTCATGACTGTTGTCGGGCTATTTGTAATCGGCTTGATGATGTTTTGGGATGAAAAATAAAGGCACTTGACTTGCGTACTGCTTATAAATTACAATGACTATGCGGTACTCGATGTAAGTTGCTACAGAGGAAGGGGTTGATATGGCAATTCACAAGAGAGTTGATACATGGTGGTATCGCTTTAGTGTCAATGGGGTTCAGTACAGAGGCTCGTGCTTCACGGAAAACGAGAAGGCGGCGCAAGAGTACCACGATGACTTGAAGTCTCAGGTCTGGCGTGGCAAACATCTCAAGCGAGAAGAGCGACGTACTTGGGCAGAGACCTTAGATAGGTGGCTCAACGAACATGAACACAAGCGAACCCACTTAGGGGATGTAAGTTTTGGTCAGTGGTGGACGACTCGGTTTGCCGAGCGCAAGATCAAGTTCCTTGATGAGATCACACCTGATGTCATCAAGGTAATAAGAGACAGGGAAACCTCTAGACCAAGGCAAAGGAATGGTAAGCCCATTGCGCCAGCCACAGTCAATCGAAAGATTGCACTCCTTAGAGCGGTCATCAATGCCGCCGCAAGAGAGTACCAATGGTTGGAGACTGCGCCACTATTTCGATGCCTACCCGAGAAGAACGAGAGGGTAAGGTTTTTAACGCCACCAGAAATTCAAAGACTTCTGGGTGCATTGGAAGAGCCTTACAAAAGTATGGCGCTGTTAGCGGTTGCAACTGGACTACGACAAGGCAATGTCTTTGGGCTGACTTGGGAACAAGTTAACTTGATGAGAAAGCAGATGACGTTTCCGGATGCGGTGATGAAGAACGGGATGGCTCTGACCCTTCCGATCAACGACACTGCGATGCAAGCCTTGCGTCCGTGGATAGGGAAGAGCAAGAAATACGTTTTTGTTCTGCCAACTGGTGAGCCTGTAAAGCAACTGCCATCGAAGATGTGGAAGGCAACGCTGTTAAAAGCGGGTCTAACGAATTTGAAATGGCATGACCTACGCCACACATGGGCTAGTCTGATGAGACAGTCTGGTGAGGGTTTAGACGTGATACAGGAGTTGGGGGCATGGCAAGACCCGAGGATGGTGAGACGCTACGCTCATCTTTCAACGGATCATCTAGCCAAGTTTTCAGCCACCATTGACAGGGTGTTAGAGCAACCCCAAACGGGGAAGGTTGTGCAGTTAGCACAAATCTAGCACAAGGCAGAAATAAAAAAGGGGTCACCAACTGGCAACCCCTTATGTTTACTGGCTCCTCGAACTGGGCTCGAACCAGTGACCTACGGATTAACAGTGGTACTTCACTACAGAAGTTAGTTGAAGTTATGTTGAGCAATGTGTAATTAAATCAACGACTTACTGTCGAGACCGCACTTTTATAAACAGTAATATGGAGTTGTGTTTAGATACGTTCTAGCACAAATCTAGCACAAGGAGAGATCATGGACGACGCTACAAAGAAGCAAATCGAAGACCTTGAGGATGCCCTCTTGATCACAACAAGGCAGTATCAGACTGAGGTTGGAGAACCTCGCCGGATGCTTTTGCAGATCAAGGAACTGATGGGCAAGTTTGACTGGGAAGCAGTCGAAGAGCCGCCCGAGTTGCGCCAAGTCTTGGCGCTCGTCGATAAGGCGGCTAGTCGGTTTTAATTCCCAGAGACCAGCCTGTCTCGGAACCCAGCCTCAATGAAGCGCTGGGTTGCCATTTTGTACAGCGCTTTGGTGTTGGCTCTCAGTTGATTCTGAGCAACTATAAGTTCTGCCTCCCGCTCTGGGGTGATCGTGCCACTCAA